ATCGGGCACGAGGGGGACGCCGCCTGCTGGCCCCTGCGGACTCACCGAGCGCGTCTCTGGAGCGATCCCGGCGCGCTGGGCGTAAAACTCCCGGTATGCCGCGTCCTGCTCTGGCGTGGAGCGCGCCGTCGGCGGCGGGGGCGTCTGAGAGACATGCGCGGGGGCGGAGGGCTCTGCGGGGCTTGGAAGGGCCTCTACGGTTGTCTGCCGCCTTCCGGCCAACTCTCCGAGTCGGCGTGTCACCTCATCCAGCCCGAGCGCCTGCGGTTGCACAGGTTCGGCGGCTTCGGCACTGCGGGGTGAGAGCCAGCTGGTAATCGTCGCAATGTAATCACGGGTCTCGGCTGGTGCCTGTGCCATCCCCAGCTTATCCACCCGGCCTTGGCCCCAGTTATACCCGGCTAAGGTTTTGTCGAGATCGCCACCATACTTTTTGTAGAGCGTGCCGAGTTCTTTCGCTGCGGCTGGAGCCGCCTGGAACGGGTCGAAGGGATCAATGCCGTAACTACGTGCGGTGTCGGGCACAAACTGAAAAATACCAGACGCGCCGGCCTTGCTGTTGTAGGCATTCGGATTGCCCGCTGATTCCTTGCGCAGCACCGCCGTCATCAGGCCGGAGGGCAGGTTGTATTGCTGCTCTAACTGGTCGAGATTCAGGCCCTTCTGCCAGAACTCCGCAATCGTCGGCATCGCAGACTCCTACTTGATGGTGTAGCCATCAGCCTGAAAAAGCGTGATCGCCTCATCGAGGGACATGTTCTGGGCGCTGGCCGCCTTTTCGAGCACCGCGCGTGAGATCACCTTCCCCGGTTGCGGGGGAGGAGCCCCAGGCTTCGGGGCTGCGCCTGTCGTCGTGCCGGTCGGCGGCGCCCCCTGCGCCGGCGGCTCATCCAGAAAACGCGGTAAGCGTCCTTCGGTGCGCCATGTCTCTTCGGCCCGATCTGCGGCTGCCATGCTCTTGCGTAAAATGGGTCGCATGATCGCAATGGCCTGTTTCATTTGCTCGACATTCTGTGCCGACTGAAACTGCCCGGCTGCCTTCTCGTAGAGTTCCCGATCGGCATTGGAGACCCCTGTACCGAGGGAGCCCCGCTCTAAGACCAGCTTGGCGCCCATGGTACGCAGCAGCGCCGTATTGCGTGCCCGCTGATCGCTGGGATTGGTGCCAATGTTGTAGCGCGCCATGGCCAGACGCGCCTCTGGGCTGTCGCCGTAGACGCCCTCGGTGGAGTTGATGAGCGCGTCGACCTGGGCAAGCGTCTGTGTGGTCGATTGAGCCGTCATCGCCGCCGTGTTCAGGGCATCCAGGCGTTTCTGGGCCGCCTCTGACAGGGTGCGCTGCTGGCCTGCGGCCGACCCTTGCTGCGCGGAGACCGTCACCTTCCCCTGCTGGACATCGTTGCGGGCAGCTTCGACGACGTCGGCCGAGGGCATGCTCCCGACCGGCTGGCCCTTCATGCGCTGATAGATCGCCGCATCCAGGTTCGCATCACCCGTATAGTTCGGGATGTTCGCGGCCTGCATCTGGAGCTTACGAGCCTCGATCTGCGCCTTCATCTCGCCTACCTGCAACGTCTGGTTCTCCAGTACACTATTGGCCTTCGCAATGAACGGCGCCATCGCCTCTTGCGAGTACGTCTGCGGCAGTTGCGCCGCCGCCTGGGGATGCACGCGCGCCAGCTCCTGCCGCGCCGCGTCGAGGCTCGCCTGGTCCGTCACGCCCTGGGCGATGCGGCCGACGTATTCGGCCACCTTCGTGCCCATGGTCAGCCGCTGCTCCTGGCGCTTCAGGTCGAAGTCCTGCTGCGCCTGCATGCGTTGCTGCACGGCCATGGCGGCATCGGGGTTGCGCCGCGCCAGGTCCATGAGCGGGTTCGCCTGCGGCCCAGGCGCCAGCGACGCGAGCGTGCTCTGCGGTGGGCCGCCCTGCGTGGCGAAGCGGCTGAGGTCCTGCCCGCCCGGCACCATCTGCGGCACCCCGGGCGGCTGGCCGCCCGCCGTGGTCTGCTGCGTCAGGGGGCCACCGCCCGCCGGCGCCAGACTCCCCAGCGTGCTCTGGGGCACCTGCTGGTCCCCGAAGAGGGCCTGGGGGTTGGCCGCGAAGTACGCGCGCGCCTGGGCGGCCGTCTCCTGCTGGCGGCGTAATGCGGCGAGTTCCAGGAGGCCGGTCTGGTTGCTGATCTGCCCACCACGGATGCGGTTTTCGGTGAGTTCTTGTTCGTTATACGGTTTGATGCCCGTCTCGCCGAGGAGGCTCATCAAGCTGCCTAAGGTGGACATGCGGTTCTCCTACCGATTCAGGCCAGCGAGGAGGCTGCTCGCGTTGTTCGTCGCCCCGCCGATGGCGCGCTGCCACGCGAGGGCAGGCCCGAGCTCGCCGAGACCCTGGGCCGTGCCAAGCTGACTGAGCAGGCTGCCCATCTGGGCCGCGTTCTGCTGGCCTTGCTGCCCCAGTTGCCCTGTGGACACCTGCCCAAGTCCTGCCACGCCCGAGAACTGATTCCACTGCCGCGTCAGCTCGGCAATCTGCTGCTGGTACGCCTGCTGCTGACGCTCATAGTCGGTCTGGTTCTGATACACGTCGCGCCCATATTGGGTCTGCGACTGCCCCATCATCCGGTTGTAGAGGTCCGTGTCATACTGCTGGCGCTCTTGTTGCCCGAGCTGCTGCGCCTGGGTCTGCGCCTGCCAGCCGAACTGCGCCCCCTGCTCCCGCTGCTGGGCTTCCTGCATGGCCCGCGACCAGTCAAATTGCTGCCCGGCCATCCCCTGTTGCCACTGCTGCTGCTGGCCTTGGAGGGCCTGGCCAAACCCCTGCTGGGAGGCCTGCTGCGCCATCTGTTCGCGGAACACCGCTTCCGTCTGCGCCTGGCTCCAGCCCTGCTGCGAGGCCACCTGCTGGAGTTGTTCGCGGAGCTGCGCGGCACTCATGGCCTGGCCAAAGTTCTGCGCCGTGGCCTGCTGGCCCCACTGCTCACGCATCTGCGCCTGCTGCGCGGCGCGTTGCCAGGCATTGCTGTATTCCTGCGAGGAGAGTTCCTGGCCCTGGCGCTGGAGGGCGGCAAGCGCCGGGCCGGAGAGCGCGCCGCCCCGCGCGGCCGCCGACGCCTCCAGGGCGCCCCGGCCTTCCTGGAGCCGGAAGGCGACCCCGGGATCGTTGGCCAGGAGCTCTGCCCCACTGAGCGTGGGCACCGCCCCGGGCGTATAGCGGTAGCCTTCCGCATCCGGGGTCTGCCCTGGCGTGTAGCGGTAGTCGCTCGCCCGGGGTCCCTGCCCCGGGGTCCACCGGTAGCCTTCCGCCTGCACCGCCTGCGGGCCCTGGTAGCCATACTGGCTCGCCTGGGGGACGGCGCCCGGCGTATAGCCCGCATACGCCCCCGGCGTCCAGCCCGGGGTGGCGGAGGGCAGCGCGTAGTTGGCGCCACTGATGGCCGGCGTGGCCCCAGGCTGCTGCGGCCCGGCCCAGGCCATGCGGCCCGTCAGATGCCCGAGCGCCGTCTGCCCGGCCTGGAGCCACGGCGCCTGGTTGGCCTGGCTTTGGAGCCACTGGGCGGTTTGCAGGTCGATGCCCCGGTTCAGCGCCGCCGCCTGGGCGTCACTCGCGCTGGTCGCGGCCCTAGCCCCGAGCGCCCCGGCCCCGACGCTGCCGAGCGTGCTGGCGGCGGGTCCCAGCCACGAGGCGTTCTTGCCCAGGAAGGAGCCCACACTCCCCAGGCCCCCGAGCACGCTGGAAAGCCAGCCGCCCCCGCCCCCGCCGGCGCCGCTGGTGCCTGCACTGGAGCTGAGTCCAGTGTCGAGGTCGGCGTTCTGGTACCAGCCCGTCTGCGTCTCATCACCGCCCCAGCCCGTAAACGTGTCCCAGGCACTCGGCTGGGACGCCGTGGCGTCCCACGACCAATTGTCATAGGGCTGCGAGCCCCCGTAGTCCCAGCTATAGTCAAACGCCATCGGTCCTCCTTGTGTCGCGCCCTGCGTCACCCCCTGCGCCGCCCCCAGCAGCCCCTGCACGCCACTGGCGCCCTGCCCCAGCCCACCCGCCAGCCCGAGGTAGCGACTGGCCTGCTGGAGCGGGTCGGCCCCGGGAATGCGCCCGAGTGCCCCCGTCACTTTCCCGGCACTCTGCGCCAGCCGGGCCGCATCGCCCACCGACGTGATCCCGCCACCGAGCACGTTCGTCAGGCCACCAATGCCGCCGGCGAGGCCGCCCGCGATCCCCAGCCCGAGGCCCAGGTTCCGTAACCACGGCTGGTCCGTCGCCTGCCCGAGCACGCCCGCGCCGGTCCCGGCCACGCCGGCGAGCGTGCCGAGCGAGCCCAGCGTCGTGGCCAGCGAGGCCCCGCCCGCCGCCAGCGGGGCTGCAGCGAGGCCGCCGGTGGCCCCCAGGGCGAGCGTCCCCAGGGCGCCGAAGAACTGATCGCCCAGCGGGTTGAAGGCGTCCGAGGCCTGCGGCACACTCGCCCGGTAGTCCCAATCGTTCGCCATCGCGAGGACCTGTTGGTACAGGCCACGCTCCTGGGGTGAGGCGGTGCCGGCGTCGAGCGTGTCGCGAAGCTGGAGCATCACGCCGCCGACGTCCGGGCTGCCGGGATCGAGCGAGGTCCACCAGTCCGGGTTGGCCTGCTCCCCCGCGTACTCGCCCTGCCAGCCCGCCGTGAGGGTGCCGAGGTCGCGCGTGGGAATCGCCCGCGCTTGCTGCTCCCACTGCTGGTACTGCTCCACCTCCCACGGCTGCACCTGCCCCGACCGCTGCCGCTCCCGGAAACCCAGCAGAGCGCTCACGTAGCCGGGGGCGGTCTCGGGCATGCTCCCCTGCCAGGCCCGCAGCGTCGGGTCCCATTGAAACGTGGTGTCCCCGTACTGGAGCGCGTTGCGGTACTCCGGGAGCTTCTGCGTCCCCTGGATGCCCCAGGTGATCTTTTCCCCGCTCGGCAAGGTGATCTCGCCGGGCTCAGGGATGTGCGCCCCTTCCTCCGCATCGTTCACGATCCCCTCGCCGGGGATATGCCACAGCGTCACGTGTGTCTCCTTAAGGCGCCGCCAGTGCCGGCCACCACGTACACGCACACGTGAGCGCCCCGGCCGCGCCGAAGGCGGCGCCGACGGGCTGCGCCACCGCCGCGTACGCGCCAAAGGCGGTGAAGCCGCCCTGGCCGCGCCAGGCCGCGCTGTCGCCGGTGGTGCCGGCACTCACCGCCGTGGCCTGGCCCCAGCGATCGGCCACCACACTATCGCCCACCAGCAGCCCCGTCAGCGTGCCCGTGAACGTCGCCTGCACGCGCCACGTGACGCCGCGTACCGTGGCCCCCGCCGGCGCCATCGCCGCAAACGTGAGGACCGCCGCGCCCGACACGGCCACCGTCTGCGTCGTGGTCTGGAGCACAGAGGCGTCCAGGCCGAGCGTCGCCTGCATGGCGGCCGCGTCACCTCCCTCAAGCAGCGTCCGCGCAAAGGGCGTCAGCGCCGTCAGCGCCGCCACGTCGGTGCCCGTGAAGTAGGGCACCGTGTTCGCCGTGCCCACGAGCGCCGCCAGCGTACTGAGCGTGGCGTCGAGGGGCTGGAACGGGCCAGCCGGCAGGGCGTCTACGTGCGCTTGGAGCGCCAGCACGAGGCGCTGCAGGTCAGAGAGCCAGCGCTGCCAGGGCGGCGTGATGATCTCGCCAGGGCGCGCCACCAGCGCTTCACGGGCGGGAGCGGGGGCTAATATTTCCATCAGAAAAAACTCCTGGGGACTCGGGCCTTCAGGCCGGAGGGGAAAGGAGGTTGAGCCGTAGGCTCAATTCCCTGTTGGCGTGTCGCCAATTCCCGCTGCGCGTAGCGCACATCCCCTTAACCATCGCGCCAGCCAAGAAGAAAAAAGTCTCCTAGCTGACTTCGAGATAGGCAGCGAGGAGAGCAATGTTGACAGGGTCGGTAATCGTCACTTCGAAAGCGCGTTGCCGACTCTGGCCTAATTGGTACCAGACAGCTTGTTGGCGAGTCGCACCAATGCGACCAGCTGACCGCCAACGACCAGCAGACCACCCATGTCCGCCGTCGTCGCTATATCTCAACATCATTTGCGGATCTGCGCCTGGGATCTGCCCACCGTCTAAACCAACACCCATCTCTGCCTCAACCCTGAACATACTGTAACGAAGGCGCTTTTGTTCATTACGCACGTGAGGGGATGTGCGACGGCACAGACGCGGCGCAGTACCGTATAAATGGTATGAAATATCCCATATATACAGTTGCCCTGTATGACGGTCACCGAACAAATGTTCTCCGAAGGCGCTGCAATGTTGATTCGATAAATAGTTCGTAAAGGAGCCATCTCCTTGGAGCGAAGGCAACTCTGTCCATGCCTGGGTCGCTGTATCAAAACTCCATGTCTGCTCTCCACTTGGAAAGTCCAAAAAATACCAAGCGTGTCCACCATGTCGTGCGGTAAACGCCACGGCATCAGCAACGGTTGGCATCCCTGCCATGGCAGACTCAAGCGCGTGCGTACTCACACGAACCGGCTCATATCCTTTTAAGGTCCATACAGGACCTTCTCCGCGTATCGAGCCACCAAGCCAAAATACACTATTATCAAGGCTATCAACACTGTATGGTGTCTCAATCCCTTGTTCCAGAAAGACGTTCTGCATCCGTGCGAACGGACTGAGGGCATCGCCTGTCGAAAACCAAATTTCAGTACTCTGAGTCCCTAGTAAGTACAGCTCCCGGTGATCCACCAGGAGCGTCACGAGCAGGTCTGGGCGCGCCTCCGCACTATAAAAGTTGAGCGCCGGCCAGGTAGCCGCGTCGAGAATGGGCGTATACCAGAAGCGCCGCGTCCCCGGCTCGTTGGTCACGATCCGGCCGTCGATATAGCCGAGTTGGCCAAACGTCTGCGGGCCGGTGAGGGGGAGCGGCGTGAGCGCGTTCGCCTGGAAGTCGTAGCCGTAGCCGATACCGTCGACGCTGAACACCATATGCACACCGTCATCCGTGAACGACGCCGGCGCGGTGCCGGTGTGGATGGTGCCGCGTGACAAGAAAGAATACCCAGAAAATATCTCGAATAAACTCGTACTTGTAGTACAAAATACCCTCCCATTTGTGGCCTCGTATAATCCTCGTACTGGCCCGCTTGGAAGTAGTGCCACCTGCTTTAAGCCTGGCATGGAGTACAACGTGTAGCGCCCCTTCTCATTGGACGACTCTTCCACGTACATGTTCAGAAGCCTGTCCGCCGCAACATTCGGACTCCGCACAGTCCCGCTTGGTGCGCAGAAACCCTTCAATTCTGGCATACCCTTGCCTCATTGGGTATAATAAGACTATACTGCATGTGATGGGGTAGCGGGTCGCTCCCGCTGGCAAGTTGCCGGCCCTATCACCGGCAGACCCCATCACCAACCTGATAGGAGGTTGTCCATGGCCTTATTCCAGTATGAAACCTACGCCGCCTTCCTCGCTGCTGGCACACCCGAGCCGGAAGCCCGTCAAGCCGCCATCGCCGCGGCTGACATCGACGTGCGCCACACCGTCATGGCGGAGCGCCTGAACGGCATCGACAGTAAGCTCAACCTCGTTATCGGCATCGTGCTCGTGGGCTTTGGCGCCATGGGCGCGGCCTTCTGGCAAGTCTTCCTGCGCTTGCCGCGCTAACGCGCCCGCCCCGCGACGAACGCGGCCCACCCTCGCGGCGCCGGCTGTCCGGGAGACAGCGCGAGCCGGCCCACGCGCGCGTTCACCACGGCCAGATCGCGCTTCGTCTGTTCCGCGATGCGCATGACCGTCGGCGAGGCCTCACACTCATACTCGGGGGCAATCTCCACCGCCAGGTTATAGGCCATGAGCCGCAGGTACCCATTCGGCCACTCCAGCCCCTCGTCCCAGTGCGTGTACTGCGGCTGCGCCGGCCACGGCAGGAGCTGCAGCGTGTACCCGGGGTAGAGTGGCACGGGCCACACATAAAGGCGCTTCACAGGGACCGTGTCCTCGAGATAGACGTATTCGACATAGGTGGATTGCATCGTTTTTAACCAGATATACGACTCAAATTGGGTCTGGTCGAGCACCGTGACCTGCCAATCCTCCACCGGCGTACCGCCAATATCCAAGAGGCAGAGATCCAGCCGCACCGGGGGCACGCCCGCGATGTCCGGGGTCAAGGGTGGCGCCGCGGTGGCCTCACCCCACGTGTAGACCTGCTGGCCTGGGACGAGCGCCAGCGGGATTTTCGGCCGTGTCCAACTCAGCAGATTGTCGGTCGACCAGGCATCGAGCAGGCTGTTGAGGGCTTCGAGCGCCGCGTGCGCCATATGGGCTTCCACCGGCTGCTCGGCAGCCGCGACGCCAAGCAGCCGCAGCGCCGTCGTACACGGCTGGCGGGCGTAAATGAGCGGCATAGGACCTCCTGCACGCCGCGTGGGCGCGGCGTTAACGGACCAGGCTGAGGACGCCGCGCACCTGCGTCCCCTCCGGCACGCCCTGCACGGGCACGAACAGCCCCAGCACCACGCCACCGACCGCCAGGGGCGTGAGGGAGCCCGGAAGCGCGAAGGCCTCTCCGGCTGTGGCCTGCATCAGCGGGCCGGTCTGCACCACGGCGGGGCCCGGATCGCCGAGGGCGGTGCCCGGCGCGCACAGCATGACGGCGCATTCGAGCGGCGACGGCGCGCCCTCGACCGTCAGCGTGCACTGGCTCGGAAGGAGCTGGGTGCGAGGCGGCAGGTCCGCCAGGGGCAGAAACACCGGCGCCACGGCGGCGGACGCGACGAGGCAGGCGACGGCACGGGTTTCGTGGACGTTCATGGCTACCTCCTGCTCGTGGGGCGGGGCGTGGGGCTCCCTTCGTCGCCCAGGGGCGCTGGTGGTGTGGGCGGGGGGGGCAGCGCGGCGGTCGCGGCCTCAGGCGTGAGGAACCAGGTCCCCTTCCCCCCCGCGGCCTCCAGGTCGGCTTCCGTCTCAAAGATCCGGCCGCCCGGTTCGGCTGTGCTGAAATACCATCTCGGGAACACGTACTCCTCGGCCATAGCAGGCCCTCCTCATCCGAAAAAATTGCGCCTCCAGCCAGCACTCGGGGTTGGCCAGCGTGTGGATATTGCCGGTCGACGAAAAGCCCCAGAGGTTTCTCTATACCACTGCAGAGAGCACGCGGCACGCCCACAGCGGCCGCGTCGCCACCATGCCAAAGGCCTCGTCTGCCCTCGACGCATGCGTATCAGTACTAATGTCGCTTGCCTTCCACGTCCGAATAGCCACCCCGTTGTCACTATCAACCGCGTACGCCGATTGCCCACTGAAGGGCTCCTGAAGCCGGCACATCGCCATCGCAAACGCCTGCTCCTGGTGCACGATGTTCTGGTAGTACGCCGTCCCTGGCGTCATCACCAGCGTCAGCGGCGCGGCCGCGGTGGGCAGCACACTGACCGTCTGGCGCGGGTTCGCCGGCGTCGCCGGGCCGATAATCGGCGGGTAGA